ATGCAAAGTTCGAGAGAACCGGGAGTCATCATTGACCCAGCCGTAGATGCAGGATTCGGGTGGGATTTTTGTCAGAGATCCCAGCTTATTATTCATCTGGCACGTCGGTTACGTAAAACCAGGGGTATATGAAAACTGCCCTATCTTGCGAGAATAGAATGTGGAATCCAGGCATTTTATAGCGGCGCGAGTTGACGTAAGTTAGAGATCAATACTGAAGTGTGATTCTGATGTTAGGGGGAGTGTGAGAGCTCTTATTGCAAACCTATCATTAAGATAACAACTAGGTACTCTATTGATAACGCAGTGTACAGCTGAAAGGCCGAGGCGCGAGTTACTTATTTCTCCTTTATTTCACCACCAGCTTTAGGCTAGCGTGTTGGAGTAAACCGATCTCTTTTGGTACTATTTTATCCAAGATGTACGGATGAAATTTTTACTTTTAGATAATATGATGATGATAAATAATATTTTAACCAATAAAAGGGAACAGAACCCTTAAATCTGTTAAACCTTGCCACGGGGAGAGTTAGTGGGTTAGAGTAAAATTACATCAAAGATGCCTCGCATGGAGGAAATCTATTAAGCATGTGTGGATACGCCTTAGAATATTTATACTTTGAAGGAACACTTGCAGTTGGACACCTCTCCTCCTATTTTGATTTAGAGGGGTGCCTAGTTGTGCGGCAAGATTTGGCCTGTATCACACGGATGTTGCTATCTGAAGAGCGTGTTACGCATGGTGGATGTAGCGAAACCTACCGAGAATACTTTAGACATGGCATTGGTATTATATACGTCTCACTTGGCAGGATTGATAGACTAAAATACAGCTTCTTAAACCCTTACTTAATACGGCTTGTTTATTCCAGTTTTAAATTACTTTGAATTCTAAAAGGAATATGATTCAGGTAGGAAGCTTAGACCATGTTTAGTTAGTTTTAGCGCCGGGTTCAGCGAAGAAGGCAAAGAGATTTTACACGTCGTACCTTTCGTGCCCACTGAATTTAAATTTTACAAACCATTATAAATGGTAGATTTAGGGGTAGAGTTGAATGAGATAGGCTAGTAGTAAATTAAGTAAGTACGAGTGCTGCCAGTTAAAGAGAAGGTCTTTAATCATACTAAATCAGCCTTCTATTATCACTTGAGAGAACTGTATAAGGTACATATAGGATCTAACATGATTTAAGCCGAGAATTTCTCCATGAGTGAGTTGGCGTTTATGGGCTAACTGGCAGCTAGCAAGCGGGGTATATATTGTGATGTTACTATAACGACTGTCATAACAAATGCCCACGTTTTTAACGAGTTATGCTTCCTTCTAGATAGACCATGCAAGTACAATGTTAAAGTTTAATCAGCTGAGGTTAAAATGAAAACTAGGTACATACCGAATTTATCAAAATAAGATAAGATTAAACACGAGAGTCAAAATAAGTAGATAGGTATGTTAGGGCGTTTTAGGTAAGAATTTAACGCCTTCTATTAAGATCTCTAAGAAGATGTTCCACCAGTGTTTGAGCTAGCTACATACGTAGCTGAAGTTGTCAGGTAAAATAAAATAGTTAAAGATTTACCTAAATTAATTTTGTAAGATGCAACTTAATTATTTATGACTGACCATATTGAAGCAGAGTTGCCTATAGTTAATGTTTCTACAACTTCATTATAGTAACTGGGATTAGAGTCTTTGGCTGCTGTGTATAGTGGTGTAGTTCACGCTTTGCCTACTAAAGGTACCACGGGACACTGGTTTTATAAGATGAATTAATTAGCTGATCAAATCATGGATATTACACCAAATCCTCAAGCGGGCATTACTAAATAATGCTTGCAGTTAGCGCATGCTGCGGGTTTTCCTATCACTAATGAGACTTATTAGAAAGTATCTCATTCGGGTGGGGGACATTCTAATATAAGATTTTTGAGTGATTGTATGTTGTCTAAAACGTTAAATAAGATTAGGCAGTTAGAAGGTGATTGGGTCATATTTGATATAGGAGCTAAGTTTGGCTCGTAATAAACTATAATGACTAAGATATGTACATTTAATACCGAATTGAGACTTAGATACATACCTATCAGGCCTAACCTTAACGATTATGATAAATCTTATTATTAATAAAATCTAACTAGGTACATGAGAAATGCAGCTGATAATTAGCTACAAAATTTAGTCTTATGGAACCTATTGAGTCTAAGTTAGAGGATTTTGAATTGCTAGATTTCCTATAAGAATTATAAAATTAGCATGGCGAATTCCAAATAGGTATTATTATGAATGACGTTCACTACTATCTGTCTAAGATAGATCTACCTATAAGTGCGGTAATATGGGTTTCAGGAATGAATTTCACCCCCTATGAAGGAAAATACTCGTTGCCTTTTAGTGAAGGGAATTTGGATGTGAGACTTATCCATGATGGAGAGCTACATTAAGACGTGCCTAGATCTACGGTTTCTATGATTTCCAGAGGCAGCGCTAATTTGTATGAACATCCTCTAGTTCATGTTTATGATGTAGACTGTGTAGCTGATTTAGGGTGGGTCTCTTTCTTTTAGAAAACGATAGTTTATACAGCCTATCATATGCTACCTTTTTATTAGATAACTGCGATTTAGGTTGATAAGAACATATAGACTGATTATATGCACAATTATTATAAACCGTTAGCCGATAAGAGTGATTTAATAAAGAATTAGCTGTAGAAGTGGCCTTAATAAAAATTTTAAGATAAAGTATCTTTAATATTAAAACCGAATGGCTAATTAGTTTAGAAGTTAACAATGTGGTAATAGCTTTTTAAAAGTCTTAAAGTTCTGCTTCCTATGTTGTCACCTACAGTTTTAGTAGCTATGGGGTTGTTAAGTGCAAAGATAACCGTGTATAGCGCATTGTCCATGTATGTACTTAGCAGTTATTTTAGATAGCCTGAAGCTGTTGCGCCAATGAATCATCATAGGCTGAACCGTTATATACCGAAGTATTCAGAAGCTAGCTTTTTACGTTGGTCAAATTTCAGTTGGTTCTTACCTAGGTTTTTGAAATTTTAGAAATTGAAACTACCACGCGCTTTCGTTTAGAGTAAGGAAACTCTGTTTGGAGCGCTTAAGGATGCCAAGAATATTAAGGAAGTTAGTACTATTTTAGATATTCATCCCACTGATTAGCCTTTAATTGCATATAGAGACTTGTAGTAGCCCAAGAAAGTAAAAACTTTTTTTGAATAAAAACCCATTTTACAGTAAAATTAATAATACTATGCTATAAAGGAAGTTTCTTAAGATCTGATTAAAGATTCCGCAGCTTTGAATCCATTAATCAAAGCGCCTAATTGGGATTAGTAATATGACTCGAATGCCATAGCTTGTTTATAAATCTTAACGTTTCACTAGGAGTCGCCAACCACTTAAAAGGCTTATCCGACCGGATTATAGATGTTAGGCGAATTGAAGGATAAAGTGACTTTTGAGTTTTCTACGAAATCACCCAGAAACTAGATTTTCGCGATATATGGTAGATTCTTAGCATCTCAAACAGACTTTTAGTAGCAACATATATTGGATTTTGATTGGATGGTTTAATAATATGTCATAGATTTCGCCCGTTCTTTAAATGTTGTGTAAGGCGTAAACTTTGACCCATATTAATGGCTTTAAGACAAATAAGATTACTCTATAGGTAAGAAGTGTAATTATTAGAGAATGATCCATAAGTAATTAGCAGAGGGTGTTTAAGGTTTTAAGGGGAGTTACATGTCCATGTTAAAATCTGGAGAAGAATTCAGTGTTTAAGAAGGTTCAGATTTTTAACAATTGGTCTCCGAATATAAACCCCGAGATATTAAGAATCCTAGCGACAATTTATGTGGGTTATATACTGCAATACAAAGCACGTTTTGGGATAAAATAAAAGCTTTTGAGCCTGGTTTTATTTAAGGTTATGATCCTAAAGAGTTTAAAACGATGATAAACTAAAAGATAGATCGATATAGCCACGTTATAAGTGATGATGGCAGTGCGTTTGAATCCACTTAATATTTTGATATTTAACGCATCGTAGATAGACCTATCATGAAAATCTTATTAGATAATTTTAGATAAAATAATATTAGTAATGATTACTTTAGACATTTTAATCTATTGGATCTAGATGATTTAGTTGAGGCTTTGATACCAGAGTATAATTATGTATTTGTGCCCTTGCCTAACGAGCAGGGCAGTTGGTGTTAGGACGCCATCAAAATATGGAACCGTGATTGGCGCCTTAGTAAAGGAGAAGCCGATAAAGCTAATAGGTTTTACTTACCCTACAAAATTAGAGGTACTACTTTTTCGGGCGTGCCTTAAACTACGTTGATGAACACTTTTAGGAAGTTGTTATATTCATACTATGATATATTCGTAGCAACTGGCGAGTTAGCTTGGAGGTAATAAAATTATTTTGTGATGGCTGCTGGAGATGATGGAGTAACTTTTTCTACGAACAATAATTTGTAACGGCTGTAGCCTATAAAATTAGCTTTAAGTGATCCGTTGATACTGTAACGTGGACTCGGTTAGATTATTA